GATTACTGCAATGGGCGTTATTGCCCTCGGCCCAAGATTGCACGGGCGATCAGCCGCGAAACGGACGGGAGGGTGACGCCCAACGATTTCGTTTTCGAGGAAGCGGCCGAATGAGCGCCCTAATGCGCCATCGCCGCCTCGTAAGCCATCGGCGCGCGCTCTCGCCGCACGGCCAACAGCATCGGGCATGTCATGCAAAGCATTCCCGACCAGGGCCGGACGACCACCATGGCGGGGGCCTTTTCGCAACCATGCTCGGTTGGTCGCCAGCGCCAATAAAAGGTGGAAAACGTAGCTCCCAGATTGGTCATTCTCGCGATCCCATCGACGTAGACCGGATCGAGACAGGCAAATTCGGCCATCAGCCGCTCGTCGGGCTTCATCATGATCAATCCCCTTTTTCGATGCTTTTAGGGGAATTAAGCCCGTTCTTACGCCGAGCGTGGCCGCTTCCCAAACGCAACTACTCATACATAAGCGTCGCCCCAACATCATCGAAGCATAAAACCTCACGGTGCAAAAGAGGTTGTCGCAATTCGTCCACAATTCGTTTTTCCCCGCAGCGATTGACAATCTGGAGTCCTGCGTCGGACCCGCCAAAGGTAGCCGCATGAGCCACGCCGACGAGCTTAAAAAAATCTGGACTGAGGCTATCCGGCTTTCGGAACAAGCGGAGCAAATAGCCCAAGATTTCGCGGCCATGCGGCAGGCCGCAACGGACAAGGGTTTTGATTGGTCGCAGATCAAATCTCTAGCCCGTGCGCACGTCAAAGACGCAGAGGATGGCAAAGAGCGTGTCCGCAAGATCGTCAACAAAGCAGGCTTCGCATGCGAATACGCGGGCATCCTGCATTTGAGCGAACCTGAACGAAAAGTCGAAAATCGTTCATCTATTCCAGCCCCGCATAATAGCGGCGGCACAAGCTTTTCAAACGCCAGCCCTCCCAAGCCTCTTGACGCTGGCGAAACTGTCCGGTCAGGCCCGGACCTTTCTATTCCAGTTGAGCCCGCGGACCCATTCCCACTCATCACCGATGGTGAGGGCGGACCTGAGAGCGATCCTGGTCTAGCTGCGGGCTCATCCTCTTTCGACGCAACCGATATCAGGAATTTTCCGAAGTTATACCGAGTCGTCGCAGGAGTGGCATAATTTGTGGAGAGTATCATGCGTTCACCATTCGGAAATTCCGAGATAGTCCGCAATGAAATCCAAGCGACATATGTGCCGGGGAGGGACGCCATTGTCCCGACCCCCAAATTCGGCGCTGTTTGCAAGCTGTTATGGCCAGCCAATACAGCCGCTCATTTGGCCGCAATCGCCAAAAAAAGACGAACGCACGGCAAAGCGATGGCTCGCTGGCGAGTATGAGCCACCCGTTGTCGTGCTTATCGCTGTAATCAACAAAATGTTCGAGCGCGAATAGGAGCGCCGTATGAACTTCTTTGTCGGTCAAAAAGTTGTTTGTGTGAATGACGAACCGCCCCGCGATCCGCGTTGGGGTCTGCTGGGACTAACAAAAGACGCGGTGTATACAGTGCGCTGGTTCGGGATGCGTGGCTTTCCTGAGAGGGCATACATTCGCGTTGAAGAAGTCTTGCGCTCGTGGCCTGGAAAACCACAATTTGACGATTGGCCATACGACGCAATTCGCTTCCGCCCCATTATCGAACGCAAAACCGACATTTCGATTTTCAAGAAACTGCTGATACCGACCAACCAACAAGTAAAAGCGTAACGCACGGTAGTTGAAGGGCTTCGGCTCCGTAGCGTTTGTAGTGTTCTCACTCAATGCTGGTCGGTCAGCTTCCGCATCTGGAAGTCGGCTATCTGTACGCTAGGGAGAGGGGAATGGAGCGCCTTTGGAATGAACAAACTGAAAGCGAATTAAAAACCCTATTCAGCCACGGCCTGCCGGATGATCAGATCGCAATCAAACTTAGAACGACAGATAAAGCCATAGCCGCCAAGCGGTTACGCTTAGGTATTCTGCGCACAGGCCCGTCCAAATGGACGCCTGAGCGCATTGAAATCGTCAAAACCAGGACAGCCCAAGGCTACAGCGCTCGACTAATCGCGGAGGAATTGGGATTTACCAAAAACTCCGTGATGAGCAAGCAAGATCAACTTGGCTTGATCCGGTCCAAAATACCGCTCGTTGCTCACGCTAGAAAGGCTCCGACATTCAAGCCTAAAGGTCCACCGTTACCGCCGCCAGTCGATCAATTCGTGGCGCTGAAAATCCCCTTCATGCAATTAAAGGAATTTCATTGCCGATGGGTCTTGGATGAGAGAGGCGATGACGGTTTAGCCACCTTCTGCGGGCATCCAAAATTCGGCTGTAGTTCGTGGTGTTCGCATCATTTCCGCAAAGTCAGCCAGGGGGTTGTGTAATGACACTATTGGAGCAGTCGATCTTACGCGCCAAGATAGCCCGGCGCAATCCCTTCATATCTTCCGATCTTCGCGAAAAGATCAAAGCCCAAGAAGAACGAATTGCGGAGCTGGAAAAGAAAAACCTTTTATTGCTATCAAATATCAAGACGGTGGTCGCAGAGAACGAGCGCCTTCAGGTAATGCTCAATATCGACATTAGTTCCACGGCGCTTAAATACAAATTCTGCACGGTCCATGATATTATTTTCGCCGTGGCAGACGACTATGGAATTTCTGTCGGTGATCTAGTTAGTCCCCGGAGGGTAGCGAACCTCATCGAGCCCCGCCACATCGCCATGTACCTGGCCAAAAAACTGACGGTGAAGTCGCTACCGCAGATCGGGCACGCAATAGGGGACCGGGATCATACAACGATCCTGCACGGCGTGCGGAAAGTTGAAATCAACCGCAAGGCAGATCCGCTCCTCGACCAAACCATTTCCCGCATAGAGCGCACAATCAGGGCCAAATACGAGCAGGGGGCGGGAGGGTGAGCGATCCTAGCGATTCTTTTGGTGGATACGGATACAAAGGCAGCTGGGGACCGGTTAAGAACCGAACGTTTATCTATATAATTTCAGAGCATGAAAATGGTCCATTGAAAATAGGGCGTTCAATGAACCCGCAATCTCGTCTCGGCGAATTGCAGGTAGGCAATCCCCGTCGATTGCACCTAGTTAAAACTTGGGAAATAGAAAATCACGATCTAGCGCATCACGTTGAGCGATGGCTGTATCAAATATTAAAGCGCGGTGCCACGTTTTGCGGCGGAGAATGGTTCAATCTTTCCGAAATACTAGCTTGTGAGTTTGTTGAATTGGCCGTGGACGATATTAGGCGCGGGAAGCGTTTATGAGTCGTCCCTGGATGCCACTTTATTGGGGCGATTATTACGCCGATACGCGGCATCTGACGCTTCTGCAGCATGGTGCGTATCTGCTTTTAATCGGCCACTGCTGGCAACATGAAAGGCTACCGGATGGTGATGAGGCGCGGGCGACAATCCTTGGGATTAGCGTAAGGGAATGGCGGAAAATAAAAGCTCCGGTCGAAGCGTTTTTTTTAGCGGACGGCACTCATAAGCGCATCCGTCGAGAAGCCGAAAAGACCGAACAGAAAATCATGCAGCGCGCTATCGCTGGCCGAAAAGGTGGAACAGTGTCCGGGATAAATCGGACACTCAGAGCTATGGGGCGGAGGCAAGCAAACGAAGCAAACCGCAAGCAAACGGCAAACGAAATCCAAGCAAACGGCAACCAAAATCCAACCACGCCTTGCTTGGACGAAACGAAGCAACCGGCAACCATCCACAAAGTAAGTAATATAAACCTCTCTGCAGAGAGGGAGGAACCGCCGTTGGTGGCCGAAGGAAGCAAACGGCCGGATCAGATGACCCGCGCTGAATTGGAATCCACGTTTTCAAAGCGTCAAAGCGGATAACCATGAACCCCGCCGCCGTCATCGACGCGCTAGAGAACCGAATCCTCGAGCTGGAAGACGCTCTAGGGATCAATCTCGTCAAGCCGTGGATGGTGCCATTGAATCCTCAGGAAAGGCAATTGTTGGGGGCGTTATTGCATCGGCCGCTAGTTACTCGGGCAATGGGATTGGCGGCAATATCGGTGACGAGTCACGATTGCCTGAAAGAGAACTCCGAAAGGACTGTGTATGTGAGGCTGTTTAACGTCCGCAAGTTCTTGAAGAAGCAAGGAATTATTCTGCATCGCGCATACAAGGAAGGCTGGTGGCTTGATGAAAAGGACCGTGAAAAGCTCAAGCGTGAATTGCTGATAACAGGGGAACCAAAATGCACGGAACGGCGATGAAAGAATCGACGGGGCTCATCGATCGTGCGTATCGTTTGGGTAGCCATGGGAAGTTTCAAGCCGAGATCCGGCCAGGTCATGATCCGAAATGGTGTGCGGTCAGGGTTATTCCGGGTCAGGAACGTGTAGCTGCAGCGCACCTAATCGGCCGCAGATTCATGGTATTTCTGCCGGAGATTGAGTGCGAGCCTAAATTGGAGCGGGACAAACGGACAAACGAAGTCATTGGCATTTCGGCAGGTAAAAAACTTGACAAACCTGAAAGCATGTATCCCGGCTATATCTTTGTGATGATTTGGGATATTCTATTTCACTGGCAGCGGATCAAATCTTGTCCGGGGATTATTGATTTCGTCTGCGGAGAAAATGGGCCGGCGGTCATATCCGACGAAGTAATCGAAGGCATCAAAGCGATTGAGAACGCCCTTCGGCCACTAACTGTTACAGCCGAGATGATAGGCAAGAAAAAAAGGCGCTGGCGTCGTACCCGTCAAGACTATCAAGAAATCCCTGAGAACGAGATCGTATCAATCCGCACCTGGTCAGCGTACCGGGATGGGCTAGGTCTTGACAATCTGGCCAACAATGACGTATTCCAGCGGGCGTTGGGCCTTGCCTAGACCGTACCTGCCCCTTAAGGATTTAGGGGATTGTGGGAAAAAGGGTGGCCAGGGACTCAAAAAAATCGAGTCCTGCAAGGTAAAACTTCGCTCTAAAATCATGGAAACAATGTCAATCCTCTCAAATCCCCGCCATGAACGGTTCGCGCAGCTTTTAGCGCAGGGGAGAAGCCAAATCGAGGCGCATGCTGGTGCTGGCTATAAACCTCACCGCGGAAACGCTAGTTCACTAGCGCAAGACAAGAACATTTTAGGACGAGTGGCTGAACTGTTAGATGCCCGCGAAAAACAACACGGTCAAGCCACGGCGAAAGCCATTGAGCGCGTTTCTCTTACGAAGGAATGGATATTGGCTCGTTTAGTTGAGAACGCTGAGCGGGCTATGCAAGCCGTCCCGGTTCTCGATCGGGAAGGTAACGAAACTGGCGAATATACTTATCAAGGCAATGTTGCCAATCGCTCGCTTGAGCTGCTTGGCAAGGAAATCGGTATGTTCATCGAGCGCCGGGAAGTCGGTGAACCAGGTGAGTTTGCTGCTGTTGCCGATGCGGACCTCGAACGCGAGCTGATGCAGCAAGCCCTCGATATGGGCTTGAATTTCGCACAAGTTTCTGAAACGCAGCATTAGCCAGCAAACTCACCTAGCTGCTAAGGATTGTAGACGGCCGAATTTCTGGCGAAGGATTGACGTCAATGCATCTTGAGCAGCCGCCATTGCAGCCCGTTGCAAATGGGCCAACGCCAGTGTCCGCATCACGCGGAGTTTGGCGACAATCGTTATTCGTAACTTTGCCGATGCATCTTCAAGCGATGCGTCGGCAATATAAAGCTCAACGATATCGGAATCGTTCCCGTTGGGCGTTATCATGGTTTGTTGTATCTATGTCGCCGGCGTTTTCTCCATTTCAGAAAATGTTTCGCTATTTGCTTTCTAGTGCGAGACTTTACTAGGATTGCGATACGTTAAGCGCTTACCTTCCTGGTGAGGTTGATTAGCCATGGATGATTTCCTAGCGGAGTTTGAAAATCTATTGAGCGTTGTTCGAGATCGCGTCGAACTCATCGCAAAGTTTCGCGATTTTTTGAATCAGCGGCCCATACTCGCTGTTATTAAAATCGAAAACATAGGTACAGCCGGGCCTCTGGCACCCGTATCGATAGCGCGAGCGAAGATGACCGATGATTTCCGCGCTTTTGTAGCCGCACTCAAGGCAGATCAGGGCGATACTGGTATTCGCAGCGGTTCCCTCGGAGATATCGGACATGGCTTGCACACACCAACCAGCACGTCGGCGTCATAGCCGTGCGCCGCAGCATTGATGCATGGCACTATTGATCGGCAGAAGCTCGAACGCTTCGGGCGGATGTTGGCGGAAGTCAAACGCCGCCGAGCCAAGAAAGAACAATCGCAACGTGGGTGGTACGATGACAACGGCGTCCGCCAAGGCGGATTGATCGCGTTCATCCGCTATTTCTGGAAGCTGCTAGAGCCGGAAAACGAACTGATCGAGGGCTGGCCGCTTTATGCCGTTACGGAGCATTTGGAGGCCATAACATCTGGACAAATTAACAGGTTGCTGATAACTGTACCTCCTGGGTTTATGAAGGAGGTTAACGTGGATGAACCTGTTTTAACTTTGCGTGGTCGTATTAAACTCGGCGATGTTGTAATTGGCGACAGCATCCTTACTCACAAAGGTCGATTCCGTTCTGTTAAGAAAATAGCTGATAAAGGCCATCAGCCCACGCTTCTTGTGACGACCGCTAACGGGCGCAAAGTAAGAGCTGAAATAAGCCATCCATTTTTTACTACGCGCGGCTGGATTGAAGCCAGGTTTTTAAGAGCCGGTGATATTCTAGCTGCTGTTATGCCCGCTGTTGATCCATTCGAGGACAACCAAAGTGGCGTTGGCGAAGAAGAAGCGCGATTACTCGGCTATTTAGTGGGCGATGGTGCACTCAGTCATTCACCGTCCTTTATAAATGCTGACGAGGAAATTCTTTGTGATTTTATTAATTGCGCGCACGCCTTGGGGTTTAAGGCGACACGCGCTGAATTGCCTCCGTCGCTTAAACCTAAGAGTAAAGCAACAAAAGTTGGATTGCGCGGAACACTTCCTTGGCTTGAGAGACATCAACTAAAAAACAAGACCAGTTACACCAAGCGCGTTCCAAAAGCCATTTTTCGTTCGTCTGAAACGATTATCGCTAATTTCGTAGGTGCTTATTGGTCATGTGATGGAATGATCAAAGTGCGCCATAAGCGTGCGCGCGGCGATCTTCATATGGCGACATGCACTACAGTTAGCGAAGGCTTGGCCCGCGACTTACAGCACCTTCTTTTACGCTTAGGCATTAATGCCCGCGTGCGTCGCAAAACCCGCGCTCATGAAACTAAACGGCAACCTGGCGGGGTTTATGTTTCATGGGACGTGTTTTCGGCAACCCATGACAACGCAGTTAAATTCTTTCAAATGCCGGGGCTATGCTCGCGCAAAAGTGATTTACTTCGGTTATTAACTCCGCAAAAGTTCTACCAAGGGCCGTTATTCGAGGACGAAGTAATTAGCGTCGAGGAAATTGGAACGACCGAATGTCGCTGTCTTGAGGTAGAAGAAGATCATAGTTTTACTGCGAGCGATATTGCGGTTCACAATAGCCTATGCACGGACGTCTTCTGGCCGGCGTGGGAATGGGGGCCGATGAAAAAAGCGCATTTGCGCTATGTGGCGTTTTCCTATTCGGCTTCCTTGACCGAACGTGACAACGACAAGTTCCGTTTGCTGGTTGCAAGTCCGGAGTATCAAGCGCTTTACGGTCCGATCAAAATTGCCGGCGAAGGCGTTGAGCTTCGCAACAAAACTACAACCAAAGTCATCAACACCAAACAAGGTTGGAAGCTCGCTTCATCAGTTGGCGGCGTCGGCACCGGCGAGCGCGGCAATCGCGTCATTCTCGATGACGCCCACAACATCAAGGAAGCCGAATCGGAAACTATTCGCACCGAGACCGTGCGCTGGTTTCGCGAATCAATGTCGGATCGGCTCAACAGCGTCGAAAACGACGCCATTGTTGTAATCATGCAGCGCTCGCACGAAGAGGACGTGGCTGGCGCCATATTAAGTTTGGGTTTGCCCTATACGCACCTGATGGTGCCGATGGAATATGATCCATCACGGCAGACCGACGAAAACGGTGAACCGCGGCAAACGGAGATCGGCTGGTACGATCCGCGGGAACAAGACGGGGAACTGGCATGGCCGGAACGGTTCTCCGCCGAAGTGGTAAGGGATCTCTGTCACGTCAAAGGGCCGTTCGCTTATGCCGGTCAGTATCAGCAATCGCCAACGCCAAGAGGCGGCGGTATTTTCAAGCGCGATTGGTGGCAGGTGTGGGAACCTGTAGATGGCAAATTCCCGCTATTTGATCTGATCGTTGCGTCGCTCGACGGCGCCTTCACCGAAAAGGAAGAGAACGATCCGTCGGCGTTGACGGTGTGGGGCATTTTCACCACCAAAGAAAACAAGCGCGCGATCATGTTGGTGCATGCCTGGCGCAAGCATCTGCAATTCTCCGCTCCACCGATCGAACTGAAACCACGCGAAACCCGAGCGGCTTACAAACAGCGTACTTCGCAGACCTGGGGCCTGATGGAATGGGTTCACGATACCTGCATCCGCTTCAAGGCTGATCGGTTGTTGATCGAGGCCAAAGCAAGCGGTATCAGTGCGGCGCAGGAATTGCAGAACCGCTGGGGCATTCAGGATTTCGCGGTGCAGTTATGCCCGGTGAAGGGCGACAAGGTCGCCCGAGCCTACGGCGTGCAACCGACGTTCTCCCAACATCTTGTTTATGCGCCCGATCGGGATTGGGCCGAACAGGTGATCGAGGAAATGGAAGTATTTCCAAAAGGCAAATACGACGATCTGACCGATTCTGCGACTCAAGCGTTGAAGTATCTGCGCGACATCGGTCTCGCGCGCACCGACGAAGAAGAACGTTTCGCCGATTATCATCGCGGCTTGTTGAAGCCGAAGCTGCGACCGCTTTATCCGGTGTGAGCATGACCAATAAAATCATTTTGCCTAACAATGGTGAATCTCTTTCAAAGCGCTTTGCACTCAATGACGCGCAGGAAGATTGCCTACATAAACTGCGCGAAGTGCTCAAAGAAGCCGAAAAGGGCAACGTCTACACCGTCGGCATTGTCGTCTGCATGAAGAACGGTTTTGCCACCACTATTGGTGGCACCGACGCCGCCTCGCTCAATCTCGGCTGTGATGCGCTCAAAGCACGAATTCTGCAGCGGGTCACGGACGAAGGCGTATGAGCAAAGAGCAGGACATCGGTTAAAGACTAAGGATATGCCGATGAGCGATATCATTGACCGATTGCGTAATCCGTTGTGGACAAGCAGTGAACCGGCGTGGTGGGCAAGCAATCTGAGCAATAACACGAAATATCTCGATGAGAAAACGGCAATCGCTGTGATGGAAGAGGCTGCTGATGAAATCGAGCGGTTGCGAACGTTAGTTGGGACGGTCTCAGCCGGTCCATCATTCGCCGAAATCAAAGAGAGCGCAATGGCGTCTCTCCGTCCAGCAACGCCAGACCGTAATGGCTGACGTCCAAGGCGTTTCCGTCGTCATCGACGAGGACAACGATTCCGTCCGTGTCGATCCGGTCACCGGCACAGTTGAACGTGACCAGCCGGACGGCGGTGTTGTGGTGCAATTGGATGCTCGCCGCCCGAAAGACGATGACGGCGAAAACGCTTTCTACCGGAATCTTGCCGACGAAATTCAATCGAATAAACTAACACAGATCGCCAACGAACTGTGCGACGCCATCGCGGCTGACGATCGGTCGCGCGGCAATTATCTGGAAATCCGGAAACGGGGACTGGATTTTCTTGGTCTTGAGCTGAAAGAACCGCGTGCCAACGTCGGCGACCAAAGCGCCGCCGTCGAAGGCATGTCGACGGTCACTAATCCGCTGTTGCTGGATGCGTGCCTGAAGGGCTGGGCTAACGCACAAGCGGAATTACTGCCTTCCATGGGGCCGGTGAAGGTCGCCAACAAAGGCGACGAAACCGTTGCCGAAGATCAACTTGCAGAATCGTTTGAGCGTGACCTGAATTATTGGTTCACCGATACGGCGGTGGAATATTATCCCGATACCTCGCATATGCTGTTGTGGGGGACGTATTTCGGAGGGTCGGGCTTCAAGAAGATTTATCGCTGCCCGATGCGACGGCGGCCGGTATCGGAAAGCGTTGACGCCAAGGACTTGATTGTTTCCGACACGATGAAGGATTTGCGCTCGTGCTCGCGCATCACGCATCAGATCCCGATGCGGCCTTCGGTGATGAAGCGGATGAAGCTTCTTGGCGCTTATCGCAAGGTCGCTAATCTACCCGAACCGATGCCGACGCCAAATGCAGTCGACGCCAAAATCGCTTCGATCCAAGGTACTGAGCCAACACCGCAGCGCACCGAGGACCAACCCTATACGCTGTGGGAAACGCAATGCGAACTCGATCTTCCGGAATACGCCCCCGGAAAATTCAAGGACGAAGGCATTCCGCTTCCGTATCTGGTGACCATCGACAAGGACGCCAAGGAAATCTTGGCTATCCGCCGCGATTGGAAGGAGGACGACGAAGACTGCGAACGAAAACGCATGTATGTGCGTTATCCATATGTGCCTGGACCCGGATTCTACGGCACCGGCTTGCTCAACATTTTGGGCAACGCTTCCGCGGCAATGACGGCGGCTTGGCGCGAAGCGCTAGACGCGGGCATGTTCGCGAATTTTCCCGGCGGCGTTATCGCTAAACTCGGCGGCCGGCAGAATACCTCTGATTTCCGCATGGCGGCGGGCACGTTCACGCCAATCGAAACCAGCGGCCAACCCATCGACAACATCATCAAGGCGTCGCCGTATCGCGACGTGACGCCAGGCTTGCTGGCGTTGATGGACAAGATCACCACGCAGGCACAAGGGCTGGGGGGCTCCGCCGACATTCCGACCGCCGAGGGCGTCCAGAACGTCCCGGTAGGAACGATGCTGGCGCAAATCGAGCAAGCGACCAAAGTCATGGCGGCGGCGCACAAGGGCATGCACCACGCCCAGGCCGAGGAAATCAATCTCATTGTTGAATTGTTCCGCGACAATCCGCAGGATTTCTGGTGCCACAACAAAGTCTGTCCGAAGGATTATTGGAACGAACAGAAATTCCTGCAGGCATTGGATGACTGCGATCTTGTTCCCGCATCTGATCCGAATACGCCGTCGCACATTCATCGCGTCGCCAAGGCGTTAGGTCTAGCGCAGTTGTTCAACGTGCCAGCATTTGCGATGCGGCTTGATCCCGGCGAAGCGCTGACGCGCATTCTCGCCGCCATGCGCGAAGACCCGCAAGGCTTATTGTTACC